AGTCGGTTGTAGAGCCATTTTCCAGTGTTGCTGGACGGAACAGAGCGTTGGCTGCAATGATGTCATTTATACAAGAGGGTTGCATTTCTTTGATAAATTTTGTCATACCACGCGAGGCAAGCTGGAATACATTTTGAGTATATCCAGCACTCAGCAACTCATAGGCACGAGGTTCATCACAGTTACTGGTCGCCAGCATTTCGAGAGACAGATTCGTGCCATACTCCTGATTGCAAAGATTCATTGTTTGCTGAAGTTTTGACAACTCCTTAGTCGCAAGACAGTCATTTTTCAGAAGGCCACATTCGTCAAGCTGATAGCCGTCGAACTCTGATACAAGCATACCATCCACTTTCTTGATGGGCGTATAGTCAAAACACTCCATATCTTCGCCGTCCAGCTGATCGGGAGTCACCAGCAATGCTGATGCGTGAATTGAGCTGGAACGAGGCTGAAACATAAGTGTGCGTATATCCTCAAACAGCTGAGGGTATTCATGTATGAACTTGGCAATTTTACGATTAACTGCTGCAAGTTTGAATATGCCCGTATAGTCGCACTTATCATCGTCGAAAATTGCGGTCAGATAATTCACAAGAGATGGGCTGATACGCATAGTACGAGCCACATCTTTGATAACTGCTTTAACTTTCAACGTAGTAAGTGTGCCAGCCGAGAAAACTCGTTGCTTGCCATTCAAATTGTATCTCTGCTCAATGTATTCCTTAACCTCCTGACGACGATCAGACTGGAAGTCGTTGTCCACATCAGGAAGTGAGCCACCGGGGCCCTGAAGATAACCGCTGTCAACAAAACAGTCGGCTACCATTTCAGGGGTGGTGAGCGTATGTTGTGTAACTTTCAGAACTTTCATTGCTTAATCAATTTCTGAGTTTCTTTACCAAAATAGTTGTTGGTCTGCTTGTATGCGTTCTCAAAGGCCATCAAGTCTTCATCTGGCATTATATGACGCTGACTGATGAACGAGTCGGAAATAACGCCTTCCATTGACGTACAGCGACTCAGTGCCACATAGATTTGGCCGGGACAGAAAACACCCTTGGTATGAATTACTATCTGGTCAAAAGTCAATCCTTGACTCTTATGGATTGTGATGGCCCAAGCCAGTGTAAGCGGAAACTGAGTGCAGCTTCCTTTGACTTTTTTTACGATCTTGCCATTCTCAGTCACATAGTCGCAGGCTTCCCAAGTATATCGCTCAATTACAGCTGTGCAACCATTATCAAGGGCAACAAGGATTTTATCGTCTGCGATGTCTTGCACAACTCCCAGCGAACCATTGTAGAAACCTTGAGTTTTATTGTTGACCAAGGTCATTACTCTGGCTCCGATACGAAGCTCCAATTCTTTATCACAAGGTGCATGACCGATATTGAACTCTTTTTCAATCTGAGCTTCAAAGGTGTGTGTCGGCTCATTCAACATAGACTTGTTGATGCGTTCTACATCTTTACGATGGGTACAGATATGGATAGCTGTTATATCATACTTTTCGCTCATATACTTGTCACGCAGCGCACCAAGATCTTCTATGTCATCCTCAGTAATCTTGTATGACCGGATATTGTTCAAAATTTCAATGAAGCGGGGGTCTGACTGACGGAATATGTGGTTGAGTTCTACCACATTGAAGCCCACTTCCTTGAACACTTGAGCGTTGAAGAAGTAGTAGCCATCATAAAAGGCTTCTAATATATTGGCTTCTTCATTCTTAACGACTGGGGGCAACTGGTATAGGTCTCCAAACATGATGATTTGAATACCTCCGAATGGCTCCTCTGAACCACGCACCTGACGTAAACGCTTGTCTACATAATCAAGCACATCGGGACGCACCATACTGATTTCGTCAATAATGAGTGCATCAATTGAGTTGAGAAGTATGAACTTATCCTTGGGAAGCATCCCTTTGATAGCGGCATTAGGCGGCAATACCCCTAAAGGTATTCTGAGCAGACTGTGTAGCGTTACGCCTCCCGCATTGATGGCTGCGATGCCGGTAGATGCTGAAATGACAAATCGTTTCTTGATGTTGCTAACGATGTAGCGAAGAAACGTTGTCTTACCAGTTCCAGCCTTACCAGTGATAAAGATGTGTTGATTGGTCTGCTCGATCAATTCAACTGCCTTCTTCATGTCATCGGTGATTGTGATTTGGCTCATTTTATATTTCGTTGATGGTGAATAATTTGTCTTTGTTATCGAAAAGGATGTCGTCACCCTCTTGTAGCTCATCAGCATATACGATGATTGGCTCTTCTGCACCATCTCGTTTGATGATTAACTGAGCGTCAACATCTATTTTAAGTGAGCGGCCACATTCAAGGTCCACTTCCACATATTTGAGAGATTCAATATCCTCACCGATTATGGTTGTTTGAGCAGGGTAAAGTCCAGCTCGTTCAGGAAGCAAGAAACGCTCAAAAATGAGATCGTATTTAATTGGGTCAATAAGAGTGATTCCCAACAGATAAAGAAGTAGAGAACCAGCAGCCGAACCACGGCCACATCCTACGAGGATTCCGTTTCGTTTGCACCAGTTAACAGTATCATACTGGACAAGGAGGTAATCGACATTGTTGGTGGATTCGATGATGTATTTTTCGTACTCCATCTGTTTGCGATACTGTTCTTGCTTATCAACCGGAACGAGTCGTTGTAGTCCTTCTTCCAACAACTCATTGAACATTTCGTGAGTCGTGCCATATTTCTTCTTCTCCTCTGGAGTCATATCATATTTTGGCATGAAATTTCGCGCAGTTTCAAATCGAGCCTTGGCACCACCAGCGATTACCAATGTTCGTCGGCAACATTCGCTGAACAAGAGGTCAATATCGTATTTTTCTTCATCAAACAACTGTTTGAATATAGCATAGTGATCATCGACATCTTTGAAATATTGATCGTCGCTCTGCTCATGTGCTGCACCCTCTGCTATCTTGTTGAGAATGATTTTGTTTTTGGCATCATCCTTATCAAGATAATAGCAATCTGAAATCAGGATAGGCTGAATGTATTTGTGATATTCAGCGACTGAATCAAAATAACGCTTAGTAGCCTCCAGCACACGAATGTCTATGCGCTCTGCCTTGTACTCAGAGAGGTCTAACTGATAGAAGACATAATCGAATACCTTGTCGAATTTCTCAACATATTCAATATTGTTTTCCAGCCATTCCGGTGAATACTTGTCAAATACAAACACATTGCCTTCACCATATTGCAATAGGTCTTCGACATAGATTGTTTTGTCATCACTGTCAACCATAATGGCTTTCTGTATGCGAAGCAGATTGCGCAATCCTTTTTGAGATTGCACATACACTTTGCCGCCTACCTGAGAAATACCATCGGTAAAAGCGAGAGTGTAACCAAATATCGGGGTGATTCCGGCTGCATCACATTCTTTCTGAAAAGCAAATAGTGATGCCATTGTGTTTTTGTCACAGACACCCAGAGCGTCATGTCCCAGATATTTTGCCTTTTTTACCCATTCTTTTGGCATAAAGCTACCATTGAGCAGTTCAAAAGGCGTATGGACACCAAGGTTCACGAATTCAACACTGCTCTCATTGGGTTTGCGCTCACCTACATATTTCAATATGTTAAGTGTGAAATCTTTTCTAAGGTCAGTATAGTACCAGTTGTCGCCAAACTTGAAGACTATGTAGTTGATACCTTCATCCATCAAGACATGCGAATCCTCGATACTGTTGAACACCATTTCGCCATCAGCATTACCCCTAAAGATTGAATTGACTTTATCTGTATCTTCAAAAAGCAGCTTGCCCATACCGGGGATTTCGATGACTTCTTCATCTATTATGTTGTGCTGAATCTTGTTTCTGTTCAGCCATTCGATAAGCTCATTCATAATTGTACGGTTTTTAGTTTATATTCTCGTGGAGTCATCAGACCTAATGAAAATGTGTCGAATATCTCCCAGAAATTCATTTCATCCCAGTCTTTACCATTACCCTGAAGATTGGCAACATAGACATCGAAATACTCATTCAGATTGTCGGCAGCTTTAAGAATTGACTCTCTTGCATCCGAATCATATCCTATCACAATTGTGCGAACACCTTTGCATTGGAGCTTATAAATCTGGGCCTGAGATATTTTTTTACCGAATGTCGCTACAGCAACTATTCGTGGATTATCATATAGGTCGAGTTTTCTGGTCAGGGCAATCACATCAAATATGCCTTCACAGAGAATGACAGTATCAGTTTCATCTTCAATGACAGAATCGTAGTTGTAAAGCAACTTGACAAAATCATTATCTATGCTATTGTTGTATCGACGCTTCTCATACTTCCCAGCCCAACGTGCTTTCTCATTATATGAATCTATTTCATCTTTGCTCCAAGTATGTCTTGACACATACCCCACTGTATCGCCATTGTCGATAATTGGAAATACAACATAATCGTCAAATTTGAAATTAAGTCCACGAGTAGTGCCAACTGGGAAATATTCGTAATCATCAGCTTCAAAACCTCGATCTTTCAGATACTTATTTCGATAGCACCTTTTCCACCCGTCTGGCATTTCTACTACTGTTAGTTCGTCATCTATTTCTGCTTCATTAATTTGATAGAATGTCGGTATTTCGAGAGGAGCAAAAGATGCCTTATCTTCGACTTTAAGGTCTGAACGATTGATCAAGTCTAAGAGCTGGTCGAGACTTCTGGTTGTGGCACCACACTTGAAACAGTGAGCCATAAATGGTTTCTTGTTTTCAGTTTCAGGCCCAATATATATACCAAACTTAGAGCCGCCTTTCCCACAGACAGGACAAACCGGCACCAAAAGATTTTTTCGGCTACCATCTAATTTGGCGTGAAGTTCCAATGAAATTTCACGAATGATATATTCTCGTTCTTCTCGGCTCAGATACATAACTATGCGGCTTTATTGATATTCATAGAGCGTTGACGGTCGTAGAATGTCTCATGCTCATAATCTGTCGCAATCTTGAACGGCTCTCCTTTCTTAAAGAAGCGGCTCTTGGCAACATGTATGCGCATTGTATTTTCTTTTTCTTCACGCGAAGACTGGTTGAGTGTGATCAGATGCGTGAGTGGACGACAAAGACCTTTGGCCTCAGATGTATTGTATGCGGTTAGAACATTCTTTTCATCATTCAGCCATTCTTGATTTTCAATAGTGGATTGATATGTAACGACCATCCATACATTTTCATCAGAAGCCAAATCTTTTAGGTCATTGGCGACACGAATTCGCTTCAATCGTTCCCCTTTTTCCGTATAATGCTGACCGGAAGAGTCTGTAAGCAAATCCATTGAATCAATAATCACGACATCTGGAGAGCAATTATAACGCTTCTTGTAATCTTGGATAGCATTGTTAATGTCGATAGTTGAAACATTGGAGTTGAATTTCGGATAAGATTTAACGTGCAGTTTGCCAGAAATACCTTGGAGCATTTCTTCCATTTTAGCCACTTCGCTATCTCGCAGTGTTCCAGTCTCATATTTGAATGAATTACAGGACACAAGAGAAGCTGCGTATGCGTCAACAACTTCGGACTCACTGCCTTCAAGCTGAATATGCAAGACATTTAGGCCATCAATCTGACAGGCATTTTTTCCTATCCATCTGGCAATATGACTCTTGCCCACACCTGAAGGCGCGAGAAAACAACTTAGCTGTCCACGGAGATTGCGGCCATTGTTGCGCGTGTCCAATTCATCAATATAAAATCTGGTGATTGGAGTGCGCTTACTGGCACTATTATGTTTTTGTCGGTTAGCCTTAAACCGTGTGCTGAAGGAGCCTATGACATCTACAAATTCTGTAGATACCAAACTGAATTCATTGGCCCATTCGGAATATGCAGCCAAACGTTTCGCGGCTTCTTCGTAACCGGCTTTGTTGTATAGTTCACCAACTTCCTTGTATGCTTGTTGAAACTTGACTTGCTTGATGTATGCTTCCAATTGTTCTAGGGCATCATCATGGTCCATGAGGTTGGCTGTAGAATCAATGTCCTCCAGTAACTCTATGGCTGCTCTGTTTTTTGCTATGGACTGTTTCAAGATACTAAACGATGGTACTCGCTTAGTCTTTTTATAATAGTCCTTGATTGCTTTATGGAGAGTCTGGAACTCTCTGTCAGGCAATTGACGAGATTCCAAATGCTCTACTACCAATGCCAGAATGTAATCATTATTCAAGCATGTGTAGTAGAGATCCATAAGGAACTCATCTGTCAATAAATTACTTTCCTGTTGCATTGCCATATTCGATGCGTAATCTGAAAATTTCCGGATATTTACGCTCTGTTTCTTTTTGGCAGTCTGCTACAAAGGAACAGTTCTGACAAGCCTCTGACAATGGACTCCAGCCCAAAGTGGAAGTTTGACAAATAAAATATCCGACTTTTTGGTTTAGTTGTCTTCTTTTCGTGAACTCTTCAGACTGAACATATATGAACTTAGCCTGCGGATGTTCTTTGCGATCTTTAATCAAATCGACAAGAGCATTGCGACTCAAACTGACTGCTTCCAGCCATTGATTCTGATAGAACAGATGTCCACGCTTTTGCTCTTTCATTCTTTGAATAGTCTTGGGACCGAATACTTGTTGAACCGGCACCGGTGTTCTATCTCTGAATGTATAAGCTGCGCAGACACAAAAGTCAACCAACCGCTCAGATGTTACTGCACCGAATTCTTTTTCAAATCGGCCTAAGAAAGTTCTGAGAAGTTTAGTGGTGGCCCCACCATTAGAAAACTTGAAGGTGGGGTCCACTAATTTTGTTATGATTGCCGTGAATACGGTAGTTGTCTGCTTAATCAGTTTTTCGTTTACCATCGCGAGTAATTTTATCCCTCATGTACTGACGTGCAAGAAACAATCTACTTTTTACGGTATCAATATTGCGAGAACTGAGATTCCCTTTCTCGAATTCGATGTCTGCAATCTCTTGGAGTGAATAACCGGCCATTTGGAGTAACAGTGCGTCCTTATACATGGGCTTCATTGCATCCAGTGCGGCAAGTATATCATCGTTGTATAGTTCCCGATAGTTTTCGAGGCACATACAGTTTGCGCTAATTCTGTCATCATCCAGAATGTTATCGCATACTGCATGTACGTCGTGGTCTCTATCCCGGTTGTCATCCTTGGCTCGTTTCCGATTGATTTCAAATACCTGACGTTTTGTCACTATATGAATCCAAGTTTTGATTTCCCGGCTGGGGTCGTATGTCTCGATGCCTCTAAAGAGAGTGGTGAGGACTATTGTGTAGTTTTCCTCGACATCTTCTGATTTGTCGCTGTACTTAATGCACAGCTTATAAATCATATTCTTGTATGGGCTAATATATTTATCAAATAACGCATTTCTGCGAGCTGAAACCTCCGGATTTATTTCGTGGTCAATTCGTTCTCCGGTTGCTTCTTGTATCGCTTCTCCCATGAGATAGACACCTCTTTGTTGAACATTAGAGATGCTTCCTCAGTCAAATGGTGAGATTTACAATACTTTTTCCAGCGTTCTTCACGCTTAATAAACTCGCTTCTTACTTCTTCATCAGTCGGTTTTGGGGTTTTCTCAAGGAACTCATAGAATCCCATCAGAATATCGCCAAAGATCTTGAAGTTCTTTTGAGCGTCTCGTAGTTGCGCTCTTTTGATACGTCTCGTTCTACTCATAGCCGTAAATTAGTTTATATTGTTCTTTCTTACATAATACATGAAGATGTGAGTTGCGTCTGCTTCATTGTCATCGCAGGGTTCAATACCCCAGCGTCTAATACAAAAGTCAATCATCATCTTCTTATCAGCCCTGCCATTACCGGTAGCCCATTTTTTTACTGTTGTTGGGTTAAGGAAGATTGGCTCCGGTAGGTTAAAAGTATCACAGACTTCCAAGAGTATGCCTCTGAATTCTGCTAACTTCACTGAAGATTTGAAACCTCCTTTTGAGGTTCCGGCTGAAACATCTTCAGCTACAATCTGGCAGATACCATGCTCGGTGATGTAGTTAATCAACCAATCACGAAATGCTTTGTGTTGTTTGTCCCCATTTCGTCGCATGGATTCGGTAAAGTCCCAAGTGCCACTGCCGTGAACTGAATGATAACCGGTATGAGTGGCTATGTCAAGTCCAAGCACTTGGTCTCTTGTCAATTTGGTGGTTCTTTCATGCTTCGTTTCCATTAATTGTTGAAATACCATTTTGTTTTGTAACTGTCAGTCGATATGGATAAGCCTCGGCTATCTGACCATGACTTACGACCATCGAAGTAATCTGCAATGAATTAAGGGCATCAAACATACTGGCAAGACCAGCTTCGTCTGTGGCATCCAGTATTTCATCGAGAATAAGGAGGTCAAGACCTTTTTCATCATTACAGTTTACATTCGTCAGTTTATGTAGCGCAAGAATGCTGGCAAGATTAACCCTGCACTGTTCCCCTGCGGAGAATTTTGCAAATGAACCGCAGTCAATTCCATCGCGTAAGAGCGAAATGGAGATTTTATCACGGATCTTTCCACTTCTAAGAATAGTGTAACCTGAGAAAGAAATGCGAATATCGCTTCCAATTGCTTCCAAAAACTCGTTGGTAATTTGACCGAGAGCCTCAATCTTAGCATTAGCCAAGTGAGTCTTAAAGTCAATGAAACGAGCTTCTTGTTGCTCTAATGCCGCCACCTCCGTAGCTCTATCGTCTTTCTCCGAGATCGCGATATTTAAATCTTTCTCATACTCAGTTTTGCGATTTTCTAAACTTTCAATCGTATTGACTGAAGCCGAGTCGTTCAACTGGGCGATAGACTCTTGATAAGTCGCAATATTGCCTTCACAGTTTGAGATTGTAAGATTTGCAGTCTCAATATCTCCTTCTGCCTGACGTGTTGCGACATCTAACTTGTCAAAAGCCTCATCAAACATGCTTTGACGTAGTTGTGCAATTTGATGTTGCAATCTTTCCACTGTCGCACGTTCAGAATTTAAGGCTTTCTGAATGGTGTCGAGTGTAGTTTGGAGATTGTTGATTTTGAGTCTGGCATTGCGAACATTGTCAGATATGTTATCAATTTCAGCGTCCAAATCTGTGATGCTACGACGATTGGTTTTAATCGTTGAATTAGTCTCATTGATTTCTCTATCAGCCTTTTCTCTGGCTTTTTGTGCCTTATCAACACGTTTCTCCAAGGACAGTAGCTCCTTTTGCAACTCATCAATAGTTTTATCAGACTGCAACACAAACCGATGGTGACATTTGGGGCACTCAATAGAACCGGCAATCATTGTTTCAACAGCAGTCATTTGAAGGTTTAAGTCTGCAATTGACACACGCAGGCTTCGGCTATCATCAGACAATTGATTTAACAATTTGGTTGCTTCATCTATTTCAGTCTTTAACTTTTCTGTTTTGGCTGAATTTTTAAGGCTGATTTCCTCATACTTTTCAACAAGCAGTCCATACTCATCTGAAGCACGAGCAACTTCCTTACGGTATGACTCAACCTGACTCAGAGAATTATTTACTTGCTTGTCAAATTCTTCGAGCTGGCGGTGCAATTTGTTGGAACTTTCTACATAGTTTTTAATTGCAGGCAAGCCCACGCTAAGAAAGAGTTTAACTATTTCTGCGTAACATTCGGAGACCGTTAGGTTGCCATCCTCCAACTCTCGAAGTTTGGCATCAGCTTCATCCAGAGAATCTAAAAAGGTATTCTGTTTTGTTATAGTAGCTTTGCTTTCACGGATTTTACTACGCAAACGAGTTATGGCTTCTTGATGAGCTTGAATTAGTTCATCTTTTTTCCGGACGTTTTCGGTTTCTTCTGCACGAGCAGCATCAATCTGTTCAGTTACAGTTGAAACACGACCTTCGTGATGTGCAACACGTTTCTCAGCTTCAAACAGACGTTCTTTTGCATCAGCAATGTCTGTTTTCAATACAGCAATTGATTCATCAACCATATTGCCATTACTGAAGCGATTAATAAGCTCTTTCTTAGCTCTATCTGAAGCATTTAAGAACGATGTGTACTTATGCTTAGAAAGAATGTAACTGGAAAATATATCGCTTTTTGAAAGTCCGAACAAACTGAGAATGTATCGGTTGTATTCCAAAATAGTCGGTTGGACTACAGCTTCATCGTTTAACGTTATCGTAATGCTTTGTGGACTATTACGACTGAAAACACGTTCAATCACCAGATTGTCATTTGTCGCATAGTTACAAAACTCGGCGACAATACGAGCATCGTCACACGCATCATTGATTATCTCATCAGCGTTCACTATCCTTAATGATTCGCCAGTCAGAGTAATAGCGATTGTTTCTATTAGTGCAGACTTTCCTGAGCCATTTGAGCCCTGTCCGTCATTGTCAAGATTGTTGCCAAAAATCAATGTAGTGCAACCTTGGAGCGGCGAAAAATCCAGCTCTCGAAAAGCGCAGATATTTTCAGCATGAATATTCTTTAATTGCCACATACGGTATTGATTTTGTCGAGGTATTGCAACCCCATTTCTATATTTTCAATCTCTTTTTGGATGCAGTAACGAGTGTACTCTTGCTTTAAGCCGTCCTTATCGTATTTGGCCTCAAAATCTTGAACCTTAGCACAACTCATGGCGTTCTCCGTTGTGACTTCTACTTTAGTTGCGCCTAATTCAATAAGAGTGTTTTTATCCAAAGTAGCCGCCTGTTCGGTTGTGCATGAAATCTTTAAGCGAACTTTTGTTTGTTCATCTTTGATTTCCGAAAGCTGTTGCTTGGCGTGTTCAAGATTGTTAGCGTCAATCTCAATTGTCAAGAACTGGATGTTGGCCTTATTCTTTACGAACTCGGTCGAACCATCTGAAAATAGAATTGTGTAGCCCTTATCCGAATCCTCTCCAAAGTTATGTTGGCGTGAAGACCCAATATATTGTATCTTACCACCAACAAGTACAGATCGGTCGTGATAATGACCAACAAGCACTTTATCAAATGCCTCGAATACTTTAGGCGATAATTCTTTATCTGATGATGTTGTCAACGCACCATTGATACCTTCGTGACAATATAGAATATTGGTTTTATCTTTAGGTAAGTTGGCTATGACCTCATTCAATTTATCAGCAAATGAGCCATTTTCAGGGAAATAACTGATGAGCCAAAGTATAACGTCGTTTGAGACATCATATCCGGCATAATCATCAACTACTTCAACATCAGGGTAAGGACTGAAAATGTGATTGTAACTTAGGATGGACTCTTGATCAACTTTATCGTGATTGCCATTCTCGATAATTACATACACTCCTTCGGATGTTGCTTTAAGAATTGCTTCTCTTGCAGCCATCAAGACATTCAGAGTTTGTCCCGCTCTGGATTGCCACAAGTCACCACCAACCACTAAGGTTTCAATGCCTCGTTCTTTGCAGATATGCAAAGCCTCATTCCAGTTTTTATGAAATTCTGGAATGTTATCTTTGCTTAAATGTATGTCATTGATTAACAACATGCAAGCGTGAATATCACGTTTTTTCATAATGTAAAGAGGGTGAAATGAGGCCACACCACTGGTACATGATGTGGCCTCACTGCATTATTGTTAGATATGTTGAGTGGTAATTTTAACGACGACGTGCGGGTCGTGATGTACGACGACCGGGACGAGCAGCTGGCTCACTGGTGTCATCGTTGCGTGTGCGACGTGGAGACATCGGCTCATCTTCGGAGTCCTCTTCGTCTTCCGGCTCAGTGTCGGGCGCATCTGTGTCGTCCTCTTCGTCTTCGGGAGCGTTGGATGGAGCATCAGGCTCATCGTCATCACTGTCATTTCCCATAATGTCCTGAATTTCTTCGAGAACTACGAGATTTGATTTTTTGCGATCAACACGGATGTCAAGGTCGTTAGCTTCAATGAACTCACGAAGTTGTGTGCGGAGATTCTGGCCCTCCTCAGAACGGTCATCCTTACCTGCTTCTTCAATTTCATCGTAGATAGCCCAGAGCTTTTCAAGAGTCATAGCTCCTTCGTTGTCATCATCGGCATTGTTGCCGCTGTTATCAAACGAGAAATGAGATTGATCATCGCTGGGCAGTGCCATCTTAATCTGGTCGATGCAGTCCTTGATTTCCTCTGAAGCCATCACTTTGATGCCGAACAGTTCATCAGTTTGCTTGAGGAATTCAATGGTTGCTTCAAGATGGAAACGACGATATACATAGAGAGCTTCAGGCAAACGAGGCGCATCATACACCATACGAAGTTCTTCAACTGTCAATTCATCAACGCCATTAAAGGTGTCGATATTGACTGAATAGCTCGTTTTCCTATTTTCTGTCTTGCGAGTGATTTCAACAGGGAATGCGTTGAGCGGTGAGGAAATAGGGCAAGGAGCTTTGGGATCTTTCTTTGTCAGTTTACCCCAAAGACGAAGTTTGGCATCTTCAAGATCTTTGTATTGAGAAAATGAAAGCTGAAGGATTTGCAATCCTTTGCTGCGTTCATCCATATTGAAGACGTACATACAACGCTGAGAGTTGTATTTCAAGCCGCCTTCAAAGCTGTTGCTCCTGATTTTTTTACAGAGTTGTGCATCTGCGCTATTCTGCTCACAAGCGATGCGGACGTAGAGGTCAATAAGGTCGTTTTCAAGATTGGGGAAAACTAACTTTGTATGACATACCGGGATCTTGCGGGTCGTTTCTTTGCCTTTCTTATCTTTCCCCTTAATGGTGAGAAAGAAACTGCGATATGGGATTTCATATCCTTTACGCGGTAGAGGTAATGGATTACCGTCAGGGCCGAGAACTGGCGCAATTGGTAAAATACGGACGGGATAGGTGCCGTCTTGGTTTAACTGGAGGAACTGAGTTTGTGAACCTGATTCGGCTGCACTTTTTTCCTTGGCATCATCCAGTGTTTCTTGGGATTGTTCAAACAGGCTAAATAAATCAACCTGCTGTAGCTCATCTTCGTGATTATTGCTCATGTTGAGTTGATGATGAAGGTAGTATGCGCTTCCACACCTCGGCATAGGCATCTGTATAAAGCTCTCTTGCTTCAGGAGCTTTCAATACATCCCTGTCTGGGATTTTGATGCCCCACTCTTGGTGGGCGTGATGAATAATACGTTGGATAACGTAATCCATCTCAACTGAATTTTCATTTTTTAGGTCAACATATTCAAATGTCTCCCCTTCGATTATACAGCTGTGGAGCGGTGCGTACACTTGCTCAAACC